TTACAACGCCGGTATCAGCATCGACGGAGTTATCCGCGAAGTGCTGTCGGCTGGTACCCACGTGGTGTACGGTTCGGGTGGCGCAGACCTCCCGACGTCGCGTGCAACCGTCGGTTCGGACGACAAGATCAAGGCGAACGACGTCCGCAAGGTTGTCGCCGCTCTCCGCAAGGCGAACGCTGTTTCGTTCAACGGAATGTACATGGGTTACATTCACCCCGACGTGTCATACGATCTCCGTTCGGAGACCGGTGTGGCTTCGTGGCGTGACCCGCACGTGTACAGCGACCCAGCCAACATCTACAACGGCGAAATCGGAGCCTTCGAAGGTGTGCGTTTCATTGAGACGCCACGTGCGAAGATTTTTGAAGACGCTTCGGATGGCTCTGGCTCATCGACGGGTTCCTCGGCAACGGTGGACGTGTACTGCACGCACATCGCAGGCCGTCAGGCTCTCGCAAAGGCCCACAGCATCGTTGATGGCAACGGTCCGTTCCCGCGTGTTGTGCGCGGTCCGGTCGTCGACGTCCTCCAGCGTTTCCAGCCGGTCGGCTGGTACTGGCTGGGTGGCTACGCACGATTCCGTGAGGCTTCGCTGCGTCGCATCGAGTCGGCGTCGACCATCGGCGCTAACTGAACTAATTAGTTCAGTCAACTGAATGTGGGGGTGGGTGGACGTTCCCCTGGTCCGCCTGCCCCCGCTTCTGTTTTTCTGCTATCATCTGAGGCGAGGTAACTGATGTCTGGTATTTCCAACTACGCTGAGAACAAGCTTCTCGACACGCTTCGCGCCCAATCTTTTTCTGTAAGCAACGTCTACGTCAAGTTGCACACTGGTGATCCTGGTGAGGATGGCACGTCTAATGCGGCGACCGAGACGACTCGTCAGGAAGTGACGTTCTCGGCTGCGTCGAGTGGTTCGATGGCTTCGTCTGCGACGGTTGAATGGACGAACGTGTCCACGACTGAGACGTACACGCATTTCTCGTTGTGGGATAATGCTTCGGCTGGTAACTGTTTGTGGAAGGGTGCGTTGTCGTCTTCTGCGGCTGTGACTGCTGGCGACACTTTCCAGATCACTTCGCTTACGTTGACGCTGGATTGAGGTGAGGTAGCCGGATGGCTACTGAGACGCTCGATTTCAGTTTCGGGTATCGGAGCACCCCTGGTTTCTTTGTTGGGCTGACCGTTGTTCAAACCACTGCGACAGCAGCGGGAGCAGGTGCAGCAACGGCGTCAGGTCTACGGACAGTTCTACGGACTGCCACAGAGTCAGGGTCAGGTTCATCATCAACTATTAGTGTGCGCATTGTTGCGCGTACGGCAATCGCCGCCGGTAGCGGTACAAGCACTGTTGTTGGTGCGCGACTTGTTGACCGTTCGGCTACTGCGAGTGGTCAAGGCACTACGGATGGTGGTGCTGTCGGGTTGCACATTGCGCCTCGTACGGCGACGGCTTCTGGTGTGGGGGGTTCTGCTGCGGCGCGGGTGGTTGTCAAATTGCGTACAGCCACCGAATCGGGTGAGGGGTCATCTAGTGCCACACCGCTTCGTATCGTGCCTCGTAGCGCATCTGAAGCAGGCTCAGGGGCATCCAGCGCTGATGGTGAAGTCACCCGTGCCCGTATCGCCACCGCGTCGGGGGCGGGGGCGTCAACTGTCAGCCAGTTGCACATCGCACCCCGTACCGCTACTAGCCCAGGTGCAGGCTCATCGTTGGTCTTCGCTTTTTCTACTCGTGCCCGTACCGCCACCGGCTCAGGCACAGGCGGCAGGGAGATCGTGTCGGCTCGCGTGTGTCAACGCACCGCTACCGCTGCGGGCACAGGCGGTCAGTCGAACACGGTTGTGAAACTGCTACTGTTCCGCACCCCAGCCACGACCGAGATACGGGCAGCAGACCGTTATGACGACTCGATAGCGGGCCTTTTGTTCCGTTACGCCGAACCCACCTACGCAGGCGTCAACGTCTACAAACTGGTTGATGGCTCCTTCACCGAGGTTGAGCAACGGGACTACACACAGATCGCAAAGGTGTATCACGGCGGCTCCAAGAACTTTGTGACCCAAGCAGAGAAAGATGAGCTGATCGCGGCAGGCTACGGTAGTTACGTAACATGAGTACTTTCAGACCGCCGACCGACGACTTCATGGTGTTGGGCATCCCACCCAAAGAGTTCGATTCCCAAGAGGTTCGGCTTGCGTATTCGCTGTTCAAACATTTTGATGCCGAGCCGCGTGGACGCAACGTGTTCCTGTTGACGGATGGGACGTACACAGAGAATGAGCCGAATGAGATTGCGACTATTGCGAAAGTGTATTGGGGTGGGTCTGATAATCCGGTGACCGCTGATGAGGTTGCTAGTCTGACTGCGGCAGGTTACGGCGCATACATCTCGTAGGGGACTATGAAACACGCAGAAACACATCCGACACTTGATGTTGAAGGCTGCTTTGCTTGCCGCATTTCCCATGTGCGGATGTCGGGTGTGGCGATGCCCACCCGTCACAATGTTTCCGAGTTGAGCGCAAAAGAGAAACGTTGGGGCAAAGACATGGATGCCTACAAACGGATACGCAAATCCGGTGGGCAACCAATCAAGATTGACGGGTCGGACCGTATCGAAAAAACTGTGGACTGATGCGTCTCACGATCTACATTCCGACATTTAGGCGACCCGACATCAAACAATGTTTGGCGTCTATTGTGCCTCAAATCGTTGAAGGTGTCGAAGTAATCGTCAGCGACAACGACCCCGACGGCTACGCCCAGAACATTGTTGAACGGTTCACCAACGTTTCGTATCAGCGACGCCTATGCAACATCGGTGGAGACGCAAACATTCTGAGAGGCGTCACACAGGGTTCGGGTGAATACGTTTGGATTATTGGCGACGACGATACCGTTCTGCCTGGAACCATCAACGCATTGTTGCCGATGCTTGACGGTGTTGACCGTATCCTGCATTGGGCGCCGAACAGCAAAGAAATAAACCCAGGTTTCAGTGGTTCGTTGCGGGATTACATCTTGTCGCTGAACGACAAATCGGTGTTGACCGCATCAACGCTGATTACTGCTTCCGTGTGGCGTCGAGCCGGAATGAACATTCCGTTGGGTTTGGCAAAGATTGACACCCGCTATCCGTTGGCTTGGGCAAGCATCAAGATGCAAACCATCAAAGTGATGCCGAACCCGACGATCACCGTGGGGCATGAATACACCGACAACTATTTCCAATACTTCCCGAAAGTGATTGACCGCTATGTAAAGGAACTCTCAAACGTGCATGGTCTTCCAACGTTGAATTATGAACAGGTTTGTAACTGGAACTTCGCCAGCATTTCTCGATGAACTATCAACATTGGGGCGGTTTCACTGACGGCAGGTTCGGTTACGGGTCAATGCTCAACGGTTTCGTAGAGCATGTGCCGAAAGGTGTGATGTTGGATGAGCGGGCGTCGGTGTCTGTGTACATGGGGGTGCCGTTCGCTGTAAAAGGATTCCTAGAGGGGCAGTGGAAGGTGAACTTTACGATGTGGGAAACAGATGTTCTGCATCACAGGTTCGTGGCATGGATACCGCAATATGACCAGATACTTGTCCCATGCGAACACAATGTTGAACTGTTCTCTAAGCATCATCCGAATGTTTCGTATGTGCCGTTGGGGGTGGACGGGAATGTGTGGCGACCTATGCCAACTGAACCGAACCCCAAGTTCAGGATTCATGGCGGCGGTTCACTATGGAAGCGCAAAGGATTAGACATCCTCGTCCAAGCCTGCCGTCTACTGAAGTTTGACCACGAACTGCACATCAAACTCGCACCCCACGCCAGAGACAATCCGCCACTAGATACCATGCCCGAAGTCAGATTCCATCGGAACTGGATGAGCCAAGCCGACCAGTTACAGTTTTTCAATCAGGCTGACATGTGGGTCTGTCCATCGAGAGGTGAAGGATTCGGACTTATCCCACTACAAGCCATCGCCTGCGCTAAACCCACAATCATCACTGCTACCTCTGGGCAGGCACAGTTCGCCCACCACGCCCTTGACGTCCTACCGCATTGGAAGTCTGCGTCGGGTGGCCCTGGACGTTGGGATGAATCCGATCCCGCCGCCCTAGCCGAAATGATTACCTACCACTACAACCATTTTGAGGAAGCGAAACGGGTAGCGGCAGCGAAACGGGATGCGGCAGTCACCGAGTTCTCTTGGCTGAACGCATCCCAAAAACTTGCTGTTGCGGTACCTGAAGGGCATCTGTTGGCGGATCGTAAGTTTGTGCCGATTGACTGCAAAATCGGGTTTGAGGTGAATCGGGCAACCGAAGCATCGGTGAATGGTAGGGAAAAACGGTTCGTTCCTGGGGTTCAGTATGTTGAATCTGAGGGCGTGTTTGAGGTATTGTGGCACGCAGGCTACATCAACAAAGGACCACTATGAAAAACGGTAAAGTCAAGAAGGTGATGGGGGAGTTCAAGCGTGGGACGCTGAAGTCTTCTTCCGGTAAGAAAGTGAAGTCTCGTAAGCAGGCGGTGGCCATTGCTATGTCGGAGGCTCGTCGTGGCAAAAGGTAAAAAGGCGTTCTGGGATAAGAAGAACCCGAACAAGAAATCGAAGCCTCTGACATCGAAGCAGAAGTCTGCTGCTAAGCGTCGCGCCGCCGATGCTGGACGCCCGTACCCGAATCTCGTCGACAACGCTTGGGCTAAACGTCGTGGCTAAGACACCAGCGTGGCAACGCAAGGAAGGTAAAGACCCGAAAGGCGGTTTGAACGCTAAGGGTCGAGCGTCAGCCCGACGTCAGGGCATGAATCTAAAGCCACCTGTTTCGGCTGCCCAAGCGAAGCGGTCACCGAAAGCTGCCGCTCGACGCCGATCCTTTTGCGCACGCATGTCTGGGATGCCTGGACCGATGAAAGACAAGAAAGGTCGCCCGACTCGTAAAGCCCTCGCTTTGCGTAAGTGGGACTGCTAAACTACCGTTCGTTCCACGAACAGGAGATCATCATGCCAAAGGTCGGAAAGAAAGAGTTCCCATACACGCCGAAGGGTAAGGCGATGGCTAAGGCCGCCGCCAAGAAGTCCGGCAAGAAGATGAAGTACGGGAAGAAGAAGTAATGCCGCTTCC